GTTTTGTTTCACTAATTAAAAAGACATACAGTATGTTAGGCGGAATTATAGGAGGCGCAGCAGGTGCGCTTGGTGGCATCTTCGGAGGCATCAGCAAGAACAAGATGCTAAAGAGAATGCGCAACATGATAAACGAGCAGAAGCGCGAGAACCAAGACTGGTACGACCGCAGGTATAACGAGGACGCTACGCAGCGAGCCGACGCACAAGCCATACTCACGCACACGGCTGAAATGATTAGGCAGCGCAATCAGGCATCGGCAGGAACGCAAGCCGTGATGGGTGGCACAGAGGAGAGCGCAGCAGCAGCGAAAGAGGCTAATGCGAAAGCACTGTCAGATGCTACCAGTCAGATTGCAGTTGCCGGCGCACAGCGCAAAGACCAAATCGAGGGTCAGTACCGCGAACGTCAGCACCAACTCGATGAACAACTGCGACAGCTTGAAGCCGGCAAGGTTGATGGCTTCGGCATGGTTAGTAACGCTATCGGTGGAGCCGCTAACGGTTTTGCCAGTGGCATGGGACTTGGATAATCACGTAAACAATATAGCATTATGGCAGCAAACCCATTTGGTACAACAATACCGAGAGGCGCAACGTCATTCTACGACTTCACGCAGAATGATGATGGGCAACAGCCCGGAACGACCCCTACACAGGACGATGGAGGAAACGGTACACCTGCCCCTCCATCACTTGCCACTCCTACGCTGAATGGCAACGGCGGTTCTTCATCTTCATCAACAACCACTACCACGACGGTAACAAGCCCATACGCACAGTTCAAGGGTAACAATTACGCTGAACTGGAGGAGTTCTTGCGTGGTCAGATGGACGCAATCAAGCCCGAGACAAAAGAGGAGCGAGAGAAACGAGAGAAGCGCGAGAAGCGCATTGGCTTCCTCGCAAGACTTGCAGAGGGCTTGGGAACATTCCACACTGCGTTTTCTCATGCGCGTGGCATCAAGGCTATGGATATGCCTAAGATGTCGGCAAAAGCCAAAGAACTGTTTGAGAAAGCCAAGGCACAGCGCGACAAGGACAATGACAGACTGGTGAACTACGCTATCACCCTTGGAAACATCAAGGACAAAGACCGCGACTTCAACTTTCGTGTTACACAAGCAGAGCAACAGCAGAACAACTGGCAGCAGCAGTTTGACGCAGGTCGCAAAGACCGTGCCGACGATGTGGCTTTCCGCGACAAGAAGTTTGACTCTGACAACGACCACTGGCAGAAAGGTTTCGACGAGAACAAACGTCAGTTTGATGTCACCTCCAAGGAGCATGAACGCCACAACAGAGCATCCGAGGGACTTCAAGCTGCTGGTATTGCCGAAACGAGACGGCACAATAAGGCATCAGAGGGCTTGGAACGTCAGCGTATTGCTGCATCGCAGGACGGCAAATATACTGAGTTCTATTCGGGCAATGGTATGGTTCGTATTCCAAACACCCGACTGAACCAGCATAATATCTCGTATGTGTTCAGCAAAACACCGTCCGCAGGTCGCCCGACTGGAGGTTACAATATCTCAACAGGACAGACAACGCCTGTTTCAGCCGACCAAATGATGGACTGGATTGGTTCAAACATCGACGACCCGAACGTGCAGAGTGCTTTGCGTGCCATCGGTGGCGTAACCACTACCGAAGACAACACACCTCCAAGCCGAAGAAACAACAACCAAAAAACCCCACCAAGCAGAAGATAATTGACTATGTGGAATGACGACGATAGAAAGTGGCTCTATGAGCAAATGAAGAAGAATGGCGTAAACACTGGCAGTTACGACGACTTCACAAAGAGCCTTGACAATAAAGAAGACCGCGATTGGTACTACCAAAAGAGCCGTAGTTTAGGCTTGAATGTTGGTAGTGCTGACGATTTCGCAAGTATGATGGTTCAGCCAGTGCAGAAGCCAGCACCGGCACCAGCGCAGCCGGTAGTCAAGCAGACTACAGGGCAAGTAAACCCGACCGTGAACACATCGACACAGCCCAAACAGGATGAACAGCCACAAAAGCAAGGTGGATGGCAACCGACTTGGCAGGAGAAGATGGGTATGCAGATGCAGTTGGACGAGACCATGCGCCAAGTGAAGCAGTCGCAGCAGGACTTCAATACACGCATGGAGAATATCCGCAAGGGCAACACCTTGGGTAAGACAAGCGAAGTGAAGTTCAACCCGGAAAGCGGAAAGATGGAGCGCAGGTATTACACGACGCATGGCGATGAAGTAACAACACCGCTGGAGCAGTCGCGCCTCAATCTGAAATACCGTGACGAGTGGGAAGCCACAACACCCGAGGGACGCAAACACCGCGAGAAGCGAATTGAGAATGACTTTGAGCGTCGTGTGGGTGCATCACTTGACAAGTACGACCCGGACAATACTGCTGCAATGGTATGGCAGCAAGCCGAGGACAAATCTAATGAGGAGTTTGGTAGATACTTGGACGAGCGTAGCAAACCATCATGGAGCAATTTCCTCCGTGGTGCTGCGGAGGGTACGAGCGTAACAGGAGGTTTGGGTGCTGATAATGTTGACACCGGCATCAAGGCATTTGCCACTCATTTGAAATACCACGACCTGCAACGTATGGCTGATGATGCTTGGAACATGCTGGGCAAGGAGAAACAGCAGTCCATCATCGAAGATATGTACGGCGCACTGAAGAACCGCTACCCACAAGCCACAGAACAACAGTTGCAGCAAGCAGCAACGGAAATGGCGCGTGAGCAGAGCGACCGACGTATGTATGAACTGGCAGTAGCCAAGAACGCCCCTAAAGACGCAGCCGAATATTTCATCCGTAAAGTTGCCGCAGGTAACGCAATGGGAACATTGATGCAAGCAGCGGCAAGAGCGCAAGCAGGTACAACAGGCGACTGGGAAGCACGCGAAGATGCAGAACAACGCTTTGAGAAGCAAGGCCACAAGGTCGCAGGTATCGCAGGAACAGTTACAGGCTTTGCCTTAGACCCTCTCACTTGGGCATCTGCAGGTGCAGGTGGTGCAGCCGTTAAAGGCACAACTTGGCTCGGTGGCAAGATGATTGGCGAAGCAGCCATGCGTAAGTTTGGCACCACGCTCGGAGGTCGTATGCTTGGTGGAGCCATTGGTGGTGCTGTGAACTTCGGTACATACGAGGCAGGAAGCGAAGCACTCGACCAAATGAAGTGGGGAGGTTACATTGACGAGGAAACAGGTGAACGCAAGGACGGTTTCTCGTTTGGCAATGTGGCAGGGCGTGCAGGACACGGCTTGATGATGGGTGCAGTAACTGGTGTAATTGCTCCATACCTCGGCAATGTAAGCGACAAACTTGTCAGAGCCACCGAAAGCACCGTTGGCAAGATGGGCATCCGTGCCGGTGAACTTGGTGTAGGTACAGTGGCAGAGGGAACAATCTTTGCCGTGCCGGAGATAATCAACACCTACGGACAATATGGCGACCTCATCAACTCACTGTCTGATGAGACCAGCCCTAACTATATTGCAGACGAACAGGAACGCGCATCCAAGATTGAGGAACTTCGCAATAGTCGTGGTGACGCGCTGATGGACGTTTGGACTGATAACATGGCAATGATTGCAGGTTTCAAGGCACAACATCTGTTGAAGTCTGCACCGCGTGTTATCTACGACCTTGCACGCTCCAAGAACGGCAAGGCTGGTTTTGAGACACGTTTACGTTCCATTCTTGACGGACGCGGTGACCTTGCACTTACTGAGGACGAGAAGAAAGAACTGGAACGCAGAGGGTACGGCGACTTGAAAGACCTCACTGAGGAATACAGCCGTTATGCCGAAGCCAAAGAAGAATATGACAAGGCTCGTCCTACCACCACCGATGCAAGCAGAATGATTGAGGGAGGCGACGGACAGGCTGAACTACCATATAACCGCTTTGTCGAGTTAATGACAGACAACAGCGTCAGCGAGGCAGCGCGTGCCAAGATGTATTACTACCTCACAGGGCATGGTCTGCCAATGTCAACCGTCATGGGTTCAAGTGTGCTTGAAGACAAGGACGCAGACGGCAACGTGACAGGTTACACCGTGCAGTCGTTTGGTGCAAATGGAGTGATTACCAGTCGCTCGTTTGGCGACAAGAAACGTGCAGACGTGGAGGTGAACCGCATCAATAGGCAAGCAGAGTTGAACGGCTTTGACGTGGGTGAGCGTTATTATGACTGGCAAGGCGACAACAAGCGTATGTATGAGGCTTGTGAGACTGTTGCAGAGGAAACAGGCGCACCTGCCAACCTTTTGTTTGACCTCATGAAGCGCAAGACCGAAGCAATGAATGAAGTTGAATTGGAGTGGGCAGAGAAAATCCTTAATGCCTACAACGGTCTTGGTGACAAATACGGTTCATCGGAAGTACGCACAGCCATCAATGAAGAATTTGGTGTAGATGTTGACAAGGCTATCCGTAAGGAGCGCAACCGCCGCAGCGAGCAGGAGCAGAAAGCCGTTGACGAATATGCCAGCCGCCTGTTTGCCGACGTGAAGCGCAAGCAGGAGGAAGCCGCAGAACGTGGCGAAGCACCTGTTGACCCCGATGCACCAACAAGTAACAGTCAGATAGCCGCATTACTCGGCATTGACGATGGTGAGCAGGGCGACCCTGTCAGCGCAGCTTTCAACAGAGGACACGAAGCCGACGCGCAGGAGCGTCAGGACATCGCCATAGAACTTACCGACCCAAACAATTCGGAAGCACAGGAAGCATGGAACGGTGTTGTGCAGCGCATCAACGAGGATGCAGCCTACATGGTAGCCCAGCAGCGAGAGCAGACCAAGCAGATGCAGCATACTGACGGCTCTTTGCGCCCTGCCATCCTCAAAGAGAAAGACAGCGAGGGTAACGACCAGCAGGTGTATATCGTTGACGGCAATGTGCAGATGATGCCCGACGGCTCGGTTGTTGACAAGGCTTCGAGTGACAACATTGTCGTAATATATAACCCTGCCACTGGAGAACGCAAGCAGATAGACCCGTCCGCTGATACCGGCATATCTTCGCTTGGTGAGGTGACAACCGCAGAACAGCGTGAAGCCGACATCGAGCGCAGCAGACAGGAGTACGTTCAAGCACAGATTGACGAGGCACAAGGCACTGTTCGCTTTGTACCTGGTCAGAAGTTGGTATTGCCTACTGGTGAGGAAGCCGTTGTTGTCGCTACCGATGCAGACGGTGAGAACATCACCGTAGCACTTGGCGACGGCACACAAGCAACCGTCCAGCGTTCAGAGTTGCAGCGCATCAGAGACGAGAAAGCAGCAGCAGAGTATCGTCAGCGTCATGGTATCACCGAAGAACCTGCAACGCAGCAACCCGAAGCCTCAGCACCAGCACAGCCACAGACTGACGGACGTGTGGCAGGTGCGCCAGCCGACTATACAGCCGACATGGAGTTGACTATCCGCGACGAGGACGGCAGCGAGAAACCTGCAATGGTGATGGGACGTGTGCGCTATGAGAATGGTAGTTTTGTTCCCGATGCAAACGGAAACATCATCGAGTATTTCATGGACGGTGAGGTAAAGCACGACCATGAAGACAAACTCGTTGATAAGGTTGTGAGCCATGTTGCACCACAGCAGCCCGAAGCTGCACCAGTACAAGAAGCCTCCGCTGAAACACCTGCAACGGTAGAGACTACTCCCCCACCTGTTGAGCAGCAAGCCGAAGTCGCACCACAGCCAGTACAGGAGCCAGTGCAGACGGTAGAGCCTCAACCGGCACAACCAGCCAAAGCACCTGCACAACCAACTGAGCAGCCAACGGCAGAGCCTATGCCTGTTGGTGAGGATGGTGAAGAAGACTGGCAAGCCACCACACCCGAACGCGCCCATGCCTACATTTTCAACGAGGCAGGACTATCACGCAGTGAGGGTAACGAATTTATTGCAGCGCAAACACAGGCAGCGCAAAGCGCACTTGTCAAAGCGAAGTCGGCACAGATGCCAAGAGTTGGCACCAGCATCAAGAAGTACAACGAGGCAAAGGCGAAACGTCAAGAGAAGATTGACGAGGCACAGCGCGTATTGGACTACTGGCAGCAAGTGCGCAACATTCAGAACGATATACAGCGTGTGGAGAATGAACGCAGAGCGGCAGAGGATGCCGTGCGTCATGATGAAGCCGTTGCAGAGGCACAAGCCGAATATGAGGCACGCAAGCAAGCCGAGGCAGAGCGTAAGGCAGTTGGCAACGAGAACCCGATGCCAGCCATTACCGAGAAGTGGAACAATGCCACAAAGGTTGACGGACACCGCGACGAAATCATGCTGCCCGACGGAACACCGCTGAAAGGTCATTACGTCCTGCATGAGAGTGGTGCATCATCCCCAAGCCACAACCCCGAAACATGGCAGAAGACTGACGGTTTCCCGATGGATGCTAACGACAACAGCGTGAACGACCGCGACTATGAGCGAGACCACGACGCGCAGGAGCATACACAGAGCATTGCACGGCAGTATGACCAGCGAGCCTTGCAGAGTGTTCCAGTTGTCAGCAACGATGGTGTTGTATTGTCCGGCAACGGAAGAACGATGGCAGGTGAACTGGCAGCGCGTGACAATACCGATGGTGCATACGTGAACTATCTGAAAGAGTACGCGCCAAAATTTGGCTTCACTCCCGAACAGGTTGAAGCGATGCAGCATCCGCGTGTGTCATTCGTTCCCGATGAAGCAATGCCATACACGGCAGAGACCTTTGCGAAGTTCAACCAGCAGGAAATGAAGTCGCAGAACAAGACCGAGCAAGCCGTGAAACTTGGCAAGACAGTGAACGACGATAGTTTCAAGGGTATTGTCAGAACCATCAACGGCTATGATACGCTTGGCGACTTCTACAACGATGCAGAAGCGAGCCTTGGCGCAGTCTATGACCTGCACAATGCCGGTGTTGTTCCACAGGCACAGTTGGCAGAAATGGTTGACGGTGTTCGCGGACAGGAGAAACTGAGTGCCGTCGGTCGTGAGTTCTTGGAAAACATGCTCATCGGCAAAGCCTTTGAGAGCGACCCCGAAGTAGTGCGTATGCTCACGGCAGAGCCAGCCATGCGTCAGACCGTTATCACCGCACTTGGTGAGATTGTCGATAACATTGCCCTTGGTGGCGACTGGTCTTTGCAGGGAGAGTTGGCAGATGCCGTGAAGTTGTGTTTTGATGCACGACAAGGCGGTGCCAAGTACGGCGAGATAGTCAGCACATACGCACGTCAAGGTGTGTTGTTCGCTGACCCCGACGAGTTGCAGACCGTAGCAGACTTCAATAATGCTACCATGCTGATGCTTGCTGACGTGCTGAATGACAAGCGCGTTACCTTGCTGAAGACTACACTCCAATTATACAATAACAACGCAAGACAAAGCGCAGTAGGACAAGCCGACCTGTTCGCAGGTGGCATTCAGAGCCGCGAGGACATCTTGCGAGACGTAATCACATTTATAAACGAGAATTATGGCAAACGAAAAGAAATCGAAGCAGCCCGGGCAGAAGCCGTGGAGCGAAGAAAAGCAGAGAGCGTTCAACAAGATGGCACTCCTCCAGCAGTCAGCACAGATGGCGAAGCAACAGCAGAGCCAAGTGCCGAACCTGCACCAGTAGAGGCAGAACCTGTTGAGGCTACCGAACCAGTAGAAGCAGAGCCTAATGCCGTGCAAACAGCATTGGCAGCAGCCGAACAGGAAACCAATACCGAGCCTACCGAAGCACAGAAAGAGGCTGGTAACTACAAGAAAGGACACGTCAAGATTGATGGCTACGACGTTACCATCGAGAACCCGAAAGGTTCTGTTCGTCGTGGCACTGATGCCAGCGGCAAGCAGTGGGAGCAGGAAATGCAGAACACCTACGGCTACATTCGCGGCACTGAGGGCGTTGATGGCGACCACATCGACGTGTTCTTCTCCGAAGACCCCTCGCAGGGTGATGTGTTTGTCGTTGACCAAGTGAACAAGGACGGCAGCTTTGACGAGCACAAGGTGATGTATGGTTTCCCCGACATCGAGAGCGCACGAAAGGCATACCTCTCCAACTATGAAGACGGTTGGCAGGGACTTGGTGCCATTACTCCTGTCAGCAAAGAGGAGTTCAAGAAGTGGATTGACAGCAGCCACCGCAAGACGAAGCCGTTTGCGGAGTACAGCAGCGTGAAGCCTCTTGGCGACACCCAACTTGGTGAGCAGCCTACCGCAGGTTACTCCATCGAGCCTACCACTTACACCAACAAGAAAGGTAAGACCACACCGATGCACCTTGTTACTTTCGGCAGAGAGTTGTCGAAAGATGAAATTCGTGCCGGCAAGGAACTCGCAAAGGAAAGCCGTGGTTGGTGGGATAGAGAGAAAAGCGGTTTCATGATGCGTGACGAGGACAGCGCAAAAGCACTTGCAGAGGCTTTGAGCAATGAGGAAGCCGTGCAGGATGCACAGCCTTTGTCTGTAGAAGACGTGGCAACAGTCACCGACCAGGCAGATATGAAAGCCGTTGATGAAACCATCAAGGTAGAGCAAGAGCCACAGACCACTCCACAATATGACTATGACCGCGAGGATGATGTCTATGACAAGACACTGACAGGACTTCGCAACGTACTCAATGACCGCAAGCGTGGAGCAATCCCCAATATCAAGAGTATTGAAAATGTTATCCGCGACCTGCGCAAGCGTGCCAAAACCATTGAGGACGGCATGGCTACCGCAGCAGGTGAGACCATTCCACAGGCATTTGACGCACTTGCCAACCTCAACGGACGCAGAAAGGCATACGAGCAGTTCCTTGTTGACATCCGCAAGAAGATGGCAGAGACAGAGCGCGACGATGCCCTTGCCGCTCATGGCGTGAAATTGGGTGACAAGATTATGTATAAAGGCAAGGAAGCAACCATCCATGATGCAGATACAAAGCAAGTAACGCTTGACACTGGTATGGCACCAGTGCTGTATGAGGTTACGGATTGGGAGAATGTAGAACTACCGAAGCCTGTCAAGGAGTATCACGGTGGCGACCGCGTTTTCTCCGTGAAGCACAATGCTAATAAGGACATTTTTGTGGCGCACCACAAGGACGGCACGGTGGAATACACGTTCACCGACGGCACAAAAGCCAATGCAGACGAGGTGCAGGACGCTTTGCCCGAACCGAAGAAAGTCAATGTAGAGAGCCTTATGGGTGAACTCAACGAAAAGGGCGAAGCCAAGTTGAGCGACCACATAGAGGAACCGCAGCAGGAAGAAAGCACCGAGCAGCCCAAGCAGGAGGAGAAGAAAGCCAAGAGCAAGTGGGTTGACGATGCAGATGCAGAACGCTTTGAGGAACTTCGTAGGCGTTTGCGTCAGAAACTTGGTGGTCAGTTGAACATGGGAGTTGACCCCGAAGCGTTTGCCCTTGGTGTTGAAATGAGTTACCTCATGCTGAAACATGGCGCACGAAAGTTTGCCGAGTTTGCCAAGCAGATGATTGAAGCCCTTGGCGAGAATGTGCGTCCGTATCTCAAATCATTCTACAACGGAGCGCGTGACCTGCCCGAAATGGCAGAGTATGAAAAAGAACTGACCCCTTACGACGAGGTACGCACATTCGATGTGATGAACTTCGACAAAGAGGGTGCAAAGGATATTGTTGCCACCGCTGAACACATCGTGCGCGAGCAAGCAGCCGAGCGTGAGGCAAAGGAGGCAACCGACAAACTAAAACAAGAACGCAATGAGCAAAGAAAAGAAACAGAGCAAGAAGTCGCAGCAAATACAGAGGCTCTTGCAAGCGAAGCAGCAACTGTTGCAAGCGAAGTCGAAAGTAAACTCCCGTCTGCAAGAAGTGAGCGAGAAGTAAACGACCTCGCAAAGAGCATTGACGATGCCATCGACAAGGTGAACGACCAACTGGCATTGCTTGGTTACTATGAGGCAGAGCCAGTGGAGAGCGACTTCAACGAGGCATACGGCTACATGCGTAATGCCGAGAAGAAAGCCGTGAAGAATGTCACAGAGTTGTTTAAGACGCTGACAAAGGAACTCGGCATCAGCGACCCTGTTGTGTATGATACCAAGGGCAAGAAGCAAAAGAGCGTGACGGCAAACATCGCACCTGCAGGTGGTGATGTTACCATGCGCTTTATGTTGAACCGCGACAAGGGCGTGGAGTTGTATATCGACTTCATGCTGGAACCCGATTATGAAAACAATCGCGACAACCTTGTGCTGAAAGGTATCATGTTCCGTCCAGAGAAGAACCTACCTAACGGAGGACGTGATTACCTACGTGCAAATAACTTCTTCCCTGTTGATGTTACCGTGCCACAGATGCTGCAAGGCATCAGAAGTGTGTGTCAAGAATGGTTACCGGCAGAGGACTACGTTGCAATGGCACAACGTATTGCAGCAGAAAATGCAGGTAATCAGCAAGAAAAGCCGTCAAAGGAGCGTAAATCTAAGAAAAAATCAGTATCTTTGCAGGAGCAAACCATCCCCGATTTGTTCAGTGGTTTGTTCAGTGAAGACTTAAAACCAACGAGCAATGAGCAAGAAGTACACGTACAACCTCGCACCAGCACTACCGAGCGAGAAAGAGGACACCAACGCGAACAGAATGAGCCGTTGGGAGAGAGCAAACAAAATGAAGATGAGCGACCTGACGCAGGAGGAGTGGTTAGACGTAGTGGAAACGATACTAAGTCTGACACCGCAGGAGGCTCGCGAGTATCTGAACTATCTGATGGCAAGCAAAATGTAAAGCCAGCCAAGCCCGAACCTGCACCCCTTGCAGAGAGCGAGCGAAAGAACACCCATAACAATCATGCCGAGCGCGGAACAGACTACGCGCCTAAAGGCACCAGCGCACGTATCGAAGCCAACATAAAGGCTATCGAGACGATGCAGCGTCTTATCGAGAGCGGCGAGCCAGCCACTCCCGAAGATATGTCTGTGCTTCGCAAGTTCAGTGGTTGGGGTGGCTTGGGTGCTGCTTTCAAAGAGAAAGTAAGTAGCGGTGACAGTGGCTACAACCCACGTTTGCGCGACGACTACCAGCCAGCCAACCCAATCAACGAACGTCTGCGTGAGTTGCTTTCGCCCGAAGCATACGAAGCCGCCAACATGAGCCGTAACAGTGCGTATTATACTCCAGCACCAGTTATTGATGCCATGTGGGACGTTGCGCGAGCAATGGGCTTCCGTGGAGGAAACGTACTGGAGGGAAGTGCCGGTATCGGCAACATTATCGGTCTGATGCCTACTGACATGAGCGAACGAAGCAATATTCATGCAGTAGAGATTGACGAGACCACAGGAAACATTCTCTCACTACTCTATCCCGATGCCAATGTAGAGGTAAAAGGATTTGAGAAAACATTTGTTCCTAATGGAAGTGTTGATTTGGCTATCACCAATGTACCTTTCGTTACAGGCTTGCGTGTGATGGACGAGACTGGCGACAAGGATTTGTCACGTAAGTTCCATGACATTCACGACTTCTGTATTGCCAAGAATGTGCGCAAACTCAAAGAGGGAGGCGTTGGCATCTTTATCACGTCAAGCGGAACACTTGACAGCCCGAACTCCGCAAAACTCCGTACATGGTTGGTAAATGAGGGAGGCGCAGATGTTGTCGGTGCTTTCCGTATGCACAACCAAACATTCGGTGGTACTGGTGCAACCTCTGATATTATTGTCATTCGCAAGCGCGTGAATGGTCGCAAGAGTGCAAACGCCATAGACGTGAGCGGCACACTGCCCATCCGCACCGTGAAGTACAACACAGGTGAAACAAAGCGTGGCAGCAGTGAGGTAATAGTCAAAGACCTTGCGCTTGACGTAAACAAGCACTTTGTGGAGCATCCCGAAGACATGGCAGGTGAAATGGCTTTCGCATTTGAGAAAGGTGACACCTACCGTGCAACCAGCAAGGCACTCTATCCAAGTCCGAGCATCAACCAAGAGCAGCGTCTGTCAGAGTGGGCGCAGCAGTTCAAGGATATGGACTGGGATAAAGCAGAGGAGCGCGAGAGCCAGCAGGTAGTGTATGAAGATTTGGGTGAAGATGTCAAGGAGGGCAGCATGTTACTTGACAGCGACGGCAATCTGTGTCTTGCACAGAGAGGAAAAGCCGTGCCTATCAACGTCAATGCCAACAAGGTTAAGGGACACACCAAGGCAGAGTGTTTCAACGCATACAAGGCTATCAAGGATGCACTTGCCGACGTGCTGGAGTATCAGACTACCCACAGCGACGATAGCGGTTTGCAACAGCGTCTTGCCAAGTTGAACAAGGCATACGACAGTTTTGTCAAGACCTACGGACATCTGAACAAGAATACTTCCATTTCTTTCCTGCGCAGCGATATGGATTACCCAAGTATTGCCGCATTGGAAAGTGTGAGTGAGACAGGCGACAAGAGCGGAAAGCGTATTGTTACCTACGGCAAGACTGACATTTTCAGTCGTCGTGTCGTGGAGACCGAGAGCGAGCCGAAGCCGACAACCATTAAAGACGGCATCATTGCCAGCATCTATCTTAACGGACGTGTCGATGTTCCATATATCGCCGAGCAGTTGAACATGAGCGACAGCGATGTGCGCCAGCAGATTATTGAAAGTGGACTTGGCTTCGAGAACCCGACCACAACCGAAATGGAAGTGTCGTATGAATATCTCAGTGGCAATGTTCGTGAGAAGTTGCGCCAAGCCCAAGAGAACAACACGGACGGACGTTATGATGCAAACATCAAAGCACTGGAGCGTGTTATCCCGATGAACATTCCTGCACACCTCATAGAGTTTACACTTGGCTCGTCATGGGTTGAGCCAAAACTATATGAAGATTTCGTAAAGGAGCGCACCGGGCTTGACGTGAAGTTGACAAATGCAGGTGGCACATGGATAATGAGTGAGCCATACTATACGAACACCGAGCAGAACAGGGCAATGGGCGTTATCAGTGAGAAGTGTGACAAGACCATCTACGGACATGAACTTATCAAAGCTGCTATCACCTGCAAGAGTATCAGCGTTACCAAGACTATTTCCACAGGCTACGGAAGCAGTAAGACCACCGAGACGATTGTGGACAAAGAGGCGACGATGGCTTGTGCCAACAAGATTGACGAGATACGCCAAGACTTCAAAGACTGGGCGCGTGGCAAGATGCAGGGCGACCCCGAAATGTCGGAACGCATGGAGCGTGTCTATAATGAACTGTTCAACAACAGCGTACCAAAGGAAATTCCCGACGAGTTTGTGCCGGAGCATTTCGGAGGTGCAGCCACCGTTGTTAATGGTAAACCATTCAAGTTGCGTCCGCACCAGGCAAAAGCCGTTATCCGTGCAACGACACAACCGCTGATGCTGGCTCATGAAGTCGGTACAGGTAAGACATACACCCTCATCAGCACAGCAATGGAAATGCGCCGTCTTGGTACAGCACGCAAGCCAATGATTGTTGTGCAGAACGCTACCGTAGGACAGTTTGTCGCCAGTGCAAAGGCACTCTACCCCAATGCCAAGATACTGACCCTTGAAGATGCAGACCGCAACGCCGAGGGAAGACGTAACTTCTATGCCAAGATACGTTACAACGATTGGGACATGATTGTTGTGCCTCAGTCTGTGTTTGAGCGCATCCCCGACAGCGAGGAGCGTCAAATCCGCTTTATCGAGGACAAGGTGGAAGAGAAGATGATGGTACTGGAGAAAATGCGCGAAGCCGCCAATGACGACCGCGACCCAGTATTGCGCCAAGCCCAGCGCGAGTTAGACCAACTCAACGACGAACTGAACGACCTCAAACTGGCATTGCAGGAGCGTAAGGCAGGTGGCAAGACCGAAAAGGACGAGAAGCGCGAAGCCAAGACAAGGCAGAACGCGATGGTCAAGGCACAGGAAATGCTCGACCGCGAGACTGACGATGTTGCCAACTTCGATGATATGGGTATTGATGCCTTGCTCATTGACGAGGCACACGAATATAAGCACCTCGGCTTTGCCACTGCTATGCAGCGCGGTGTGAAAGGTGTTGACCCATCATATAGCAAGAAGTCGCAAGGTGTATATCTGAAGACGCAAGCCGTGCTGGAGAACAAGAACGGCAAGAATGTGGTGTTTGCCACTGGTACGCCTATCAGCAACACCGCAGCCGAGATATGGACGTTCATGCGCTATCTCATGCCAGCCGACACCATGCGCGAGTACGGCATCTATTATTTCGACGACTTTGTGCGCAACTTCGGCAATATCCAGCAGATGCTGGAATTTTCCACCAACGGCAAGTATAAGGAGAATAACCGCTTTGCAGGTTATGTAAACCTCCCCGAACTTGTGCGTATATGGGCAGGTGTCGCCGACACCGTGCTGACCCGTGAGGCAGGAGGCGTGAGCGACAAGATACCAAAGATGGACGGTGAAAAGGCACAGGACATCTATCTGCCACAGACAAAAGCCCTGCGTGGTGTGATGAAGTTCGTGAAAGACCAACTCGACGATTACGAGAAGATGAGTGGCAAGGAGAAGAAAGAGAACAGTCACATTCCTCTTGTCATGTATGGTATTGCCAAAGCCGCTGCCGTTGATGCACGTCTTGTACTTGAAGATGCAGCAGACGAGCCGAACAGCAAGACCAATGAAGCCGTGCGTCAGACACTTCGCAGTCTTGAAGACACCAAGGAATATAACGGCACTGTTGCCATCTTTGCGGACAACTATCAGAACAAAGCGACAGGCTTTAACCTTTATGAGGACATTCGCAAGAAACTCATTGATGCAGGTGTACCCGAAGCCCAAGTTGTTGTGATGAAGTCCGGCATGAGCATCAAGAAGAAACTTGAAATCTTCGACAAGGTGAACCGTGGTGAAGTCCGTGTTATCATGGGCAGCACCTTTACGCTTGGTACTGGTGTGAACATTCAAGAGCGTCTGCACACCCTCATCCATGTTGATGCACCAAACCGTCCAATGGACTACACGCAGCGTAACGGTCGCATATTGCGCCAAGGCAACCTGCATAACGAATGGGGAATACCTGTCCGTGTACTCCGTTTCGGTGTTGAAGACAGCCTCGACGTTACTGCCTACCAGCGTTTGAAGACCAAAGGCGCGATAGCCGACAGCATCATGGAGGGCAAGAAGATGATGAGCAACTCGATGGAGAACCGTGTGCTGGAGGAGGAACAAGACCTGTTCGGCGACATCACGGCTCAGTTGTCGGGTAGCCAGTACGCTCTGCTGAAGAACCAAGTGGAGAAAGAAGTGAAGAAGTTGGAGGCACGCAAGAAACAGTGGGAAGCCGACCAAACATACGTTCACAATCAGAAGCCACGTCTGAAAGCACTCATTAAGGATAGTGAGGAACGAGCAAAGCGCAACAAGGAAGCCCTTGCCAAAGTTGAGGCTGCAAAGAATGATGGTATCACCATCGGCAAGATGAAATTCCCATCACTCGACGCAATGGGCGACTATATCAAGGACTACAACAGTAAGCAGCGCGAGCAGCAGGAGCAGGTACGCACAGCATCGGGTTATCAAGCCGAAGCCAAGAGCGACCTCACTGTTAGCGTCGGAGGCTTTGACTTCCATATCCATCGTGTTATCACCAAAGAGCAGAAGCAGGAGAAAGGACAACTCTCATTGTCATTCTTCTCTAAAACTCAAATGACATATTCCTGCCCGCAACTCGGACTTGAAGACGTGCCAGTAGATGGTCAGCGTTTGAAGTCTGCGCTGGAGGACATTCTTGAAAACGTGTTGAGCGGTGATGATTTCCGCGAAAAGGCAGAGTATGCCGATAGAGCCGCAGAAAGATACAAAGGTGAGTTGCAGCAAGTAGAGGCGCGTGACGGCAAACCGTTTGAGTATGCCGACGAGTTGAAGCAAGCCAAAGAGAAACTTGCCGAGTATGAGGAACTGATGAAAGCGGAAATGGCAGAGAAAGAAGCCAAGTATGCAGAAATGGATGCTTCTGTTGAAGCAGCAAAGGGCGTACAACTTTCCGACGAAGACAGCGACGATATAACAGAGGACACCGCAAAGTACCGCATCCGCGAGGACGAGCCACCTACAAAGACAGGTATCGGCTATAAGGTGTTTGTGTTGAAAGACGGCAAACTTTATCCTCCTATGGTAGCAAACCCGAACGGTGAGGCTACCCCTGTAGGTGTATGGCTTGATGCAGATGCAGCCCCAGTTGCAGGTGTTACAAAGACAGGTCGCCAGCAGGTTAAGGCAGGTGGCAAGGGAACACAGGGAGGTAGCGGCAAGTTGGCATACCGTCCCGGTTGGCACTTGGGCGAGATACCTTATGCACTCCAGTTCAACCGCATGAACCCCGAAACAGGACAGCGTGAGTTGTTCCCTGCAAACTTTGTGTGGGCAGAGGTGGAGTATGCGAACGATGTGGACTACCAAGAGGAAGCCATGAGTTACGGCATGAACGCAAGCGGAAAGTTCCAACACTCGCTTGCAGGTCTGCCACGACTGCCCGAAAACGGCTCATACAGGTATCGCACCAATCCCGACCCGAACACAGACCCTTGGGTTATCACTGGTGCCATGAAAGTAAACCGCATTCTTAAACCGAGTGAGGTTGATGCAATGGTAGAAGCCGCAGGTCGTGAGCCTCAACAGCGACAGGCTGGTGCCATCACTGACGAACAGGTGGAAGCACTTAACGCCAAGGTGAAGCGTACCATGCAGGAAGACCGCGACATGATGCGCAGTGCCGTTCTGCAGATGGGTGAAAAACTGCACACGAACATCAATATCATTGAGGACGTGAACGAAATCACACACCCCAATGCAGCGGTGCAAGAGCGTAGGCGCAAGTCCAAAGGTTGGTATGACACAGCCACAGGACAGGTGAACATCGTTCTTGACAACAACAAAAACATTGACGATGTGAAAGCCAGTGTCGGACATGAGACCATTGCCCACAAGGGTTTGCGTGAACTTGTCGGTGAAGAAAACTATGACGAGTTCCTTGACGAGACCTATCAGCATTTGCGCGACGACTTGAAGAAAGGCGTTGATGCTGCAGCAGGTCGTGCCTTTGTCGATGATGCCACCAAGAACGGAAAGCGTGCCAAGAGTTACGAGCAGCACAGACGCACCGCTGTTGACGAGTTGTTTGGACGCATGGCAGAGAAACCGTTTGAGGAGTTCAGTGAGGGCGAGCGTACCTTATGGCAGAAAATCAAAGCCACCGTCCGCAGATTGCTTGACAAGTTCCTTGGCTCATTGAAGTTGCCGAAGTGGTTTGAACTTGGCGACAACGAACTGCGTTACATCTTGTGGCGCAGCAAGGAGCATTTGGAGCGTGGCAAGGAACACCCAATAGACCTTGCGCGTGACATCGTGAAGCGTGAGGAACTTGGGCTGACAGACGAGGCACGTTACAACATGGGCGATGCTCCCGAAACATTCAAGGCACGTCAGAGACGAGCCGCAGAGAATAAGGGAACGGTTATGCCTGGTCTTAATGATGCACAGGTGAAAGTGGTTGATGTGCCACGTCACCAGTATAAAGGTCGCAACATTCTTGACCAAGCACGTGATGCAGCAATAGAACGTTACAACAAACAAGTTGGAACAAATGAAGACGGAACACCAAAGTGGGAAGCAATACCGCAATACTACAATAACTATGGCATTTCTTTCTTCTACGAAATTACTCCAAAGGCTTTGAAAAGTTTAGTGCAGCATCATACAAAGAGCGACAATGTTGGTGTTCATGCTGCTGTATTGGACAAATTACATGAAGTTATTAACGGAAGTATCGAGTATGAAGAAGACCCAGATGTTCCCAAAATAAACGGAGTGCGTGACATAAGCAAAGGTGTAAACAACAATGTCCTGATACATCGTTTCATCGGTGCAGTTCGTATCGATGGAAAAACTTATCGTGTAATTTCGAAGATTAAGGAGTATCGTGAGACACATCTTAGTGCACGTCCATCAACATACCAAGTAACAGAAATCGAGGTGTTTGACGAAGAAACGCCAAACACCCCGAATGGTAGCAAACGCGCCAATGGCTACGTTCACGTTGCAAAGTTACTAAAAGATTTTGAAAAAAAGCATGATGGTGGCAAAAAAATACTTGATGAGAGCAAAATTGCCGACGAAAGTACCGATTTGTACCGTGACCCGGACGAGACGGAAGACATTTGGAACGACCAAAGTTTAGGTTTGCAGGAGCGTATCACGGCAGCAGCAACCCGACTGGCTAACAATCATCGTGACAACAAGACGTTGCGCAATGATGCCATGCGTGCCATCGGTGGCAACCTCTCCGACTTGCGCAAGGTAATGAGCCTCCAGCGTACCTTTGACATGACCACCGTGAAACGTGTCGCCGACCTTGCGCGTGTGCTGATGAATAACGGCTATCTGAACGGACTGACTCAGCAGGAAGTGAAACGCTTGCTTGCAGCCGTAAAGAACAGCGTAGGACACAATGACATCGAGGGTGATGTGCAAAAGGTGATGGACATCATGGTGGACAATCAGTTGAAGCACGCCGAGGACACCCTGCACGAACTTGAAGCCATCAGAGGCAGCAAGGTAGATGCAAGAGGTGTTGAGGTGCAAGGTCAACTCGACCCAGCCGGAGCGCACACCATGAAAGTGTTTAAGAAGACACGCGGATGGGAGAAGACCGACATCGAGGAAGCCATCAGCGAGGCACAGCAGCGTATGGGCAGCAGCGATGTGGCAGTAGCCGATGAAGCAGCATTGGAGTACACAGGGCTGCAACTTGCACTGGAGTATGCCGAGAACATCAAGGACAGCAAGGTGGAGGAGCGCAAACTGCGTGAGGAAATCAAACAGGCACACGACGATGCCAGCGAGCGCGACCGTGCCACCGACAGTTACCGCCAGTACATTGCCAGTCTGCAAGAGGCAATCCGTCAGAACAAGATTGAGAGGGCGCAGAGTTACTTCGACCTTGTAGGCAGGTTGTCTGACAGCCTCCGCGAGAGCATTGCCAACGCCAAGGACTTCAAGGAAGCCGAGAAACAGCGCATCCGCGAGATACAGCACAATGCCAACAGCGACATGGAGGGCAGACCGAGCGACGAACACTATAAGCCGACATTTGCCGACAAGTTCGTCAATAACTCGTTTGTGTCATTCCTGTTTGCACCTCTCGCCACCTTTGACCAGATGCTGAGAATGTTCGGAGGCAAGAGTGCCAACGGTGAGGGCTACCTGTATAACCGCTTCATGAGAGGCTGGATTGATGCACGTCAGAAAGAAATAAACGGTGTGCGCGACAAATACGCCATCCTTGATGCCAAAGCCGCAGAGTTGTTCGGTGGCAAGGTGAAGACGTGGGGCGACCTTATCCGTCGTGTCGGCAAACTGCCAAAAGGCACAGTGTCGTTTTGGAACGGTGGTGAAATGCAGGAGCGCGAAATGACGCAAGGCAACCTCATGTATATCTACATGGTGAACAAGATGCTTGACGGACGTATGAAGTTGCGCAAGATGGGTATCACCGAGGAGAATGTGGCAGACATCGAAGAAGTGCTTGACCCACGATTGATAGAACTTGCCGACTGGCTGCAAGACGAGTTCCTTGTGCAGACGCGCAACGAGTACAACGAGACGCACAAGAGAATGTTCGGTGCTTCCATGGCCGCTATTGAGCATTACTTTCCATTGAAGATACTTGCCAATGCCCGTGCCGATAAGCCCGAAGACCTTGACAACCCCGACAAGAGTGATGGCATCAGCACCGCTACTGGCAGCATTATCAAGCGCAGACGCAATGCCCTTGCCCTTGACATTACAGGTGCAGACGCATTAAGCGTGATACTTGACCATGTGGCACAGATGGAACACTGGAACGCCTTTGCAGAGTTTAACCGTGACATCAACACGCTACGCACCTACAAGCGTTTCCGTAACCAAGTGCAGAACATGACCACCATCTACGGCAGTGGTAAAGAGTTGTGGAAGAAATTTAACGACGTTTGCCAAATGGCAGCAGGAACCTACAGACCGCCGCGTACCAAGTTGGATGAAGCCGCAGTGAACTTCGCCAAGGGTGTAACGGCTGCAAAGGTGTCGTTCAGAATGTTCACAGCCCTAAAGCAGTTCCTTTCCATGCCGGCATACATTCCCGAAGCAAGAACAGACTACTTGTTGATGAACATTGCCAACCCTGTAGGAGCATGGAAATGGAGCATGGAGCATCTGCCAATTTTCAGCGAACGTTGGCGTAGCCGTATGAGTGGCGACCCACGTCTGTTGAAATCTGATATGGACTGGAAGATGTGGCGCACACGCCTCATGCAACTTGCAAGCCGTGCAGGTATGTCGCCTAATGCCTTTGTCGATGCTCTCACAGTCAGCATCGGCGCACATTCGATGTATCAGACACGCCTTGCCCAATACCTGCGTGATGGTTACAGCGAAGCCGACGCAGAGAAGAAAGCCGTGCAGGATGCAGAGGTGCTTTACAATCAGACCCAGCAGTCAAGCGAGGGTGCATTTACCTCGACGATGCAGGTTGATAGGTCTTGGTTATCTGTGCTGTTTACCGTGTTCCGCAATGCCTCTATGTCTTACCAGCGTCAGTTGTTCGATGCGCTTCGTAACTTCAAAAATAACCTCACACCGGGAGGACGTGCAAGAAGCATCGAGTTTATGAAGAAGCAGTATGTGCGTGACGGCATCGACGAGGCGCAGGCAGAGCAGAACGCCAAGCGCAAGTTCAGACGGCAGTTGCTGAAAGATACCCTGCGCGTTGCCACATTCGGCTACATTATGCAGTTTGCATGGAACTTGGGTGCATACCTGCCCTATCTGCTGTTCGGCGACGATGAAGACGAGAAGCAGAAGATGTGGGATGATGTATGGGCGCACACCGCGTTTGGCAGTGTCGAGGGTCTGACAGGTGGCGACCTTATGAGCCAGGCAGGACAGATGATGCTAACTGGTGAGGGCAATCCTGCCTATCTGAGTAAGGACATGCCATTGACGAGTGACATCATGGCAGCGTTCCAAAAGTTGGGCAATGGTCAGCACACAGAGGCACTGAATGACATGATTAACCTCATTGTTCAAGCAGGTCTTGGTGTGAACCCACAAAGTATTACCGATGTAGCCCTGTCTATCATGGACGCTTGCGGTGACGACCCAGCACTGGCACATGAGGCAACTATCTGTATTTCTCGTATTCTTCAAGTTCCGCAGAGCCAAATCGACAAGATGTATTTCGACGAGGTTGGTTTGAGCGGTGACGAAGTGAGCAAGTACACCCCTGCACAACTTGCAGAGCGTTATGCCCAGTTCAAGGTGAAGCGTGGACGTTTCTTCTCTCCTTGGTCATGGGGTGACGAGGAGCGTATCAAGAAGTTTACCGACAAGGCAAACAAGACCATCAAAGAGCGCACCGAGCAAATGGGCGACAAACATGTTAATGAAGCCTACCTGCAATACGAGGAAGTGTATAAGGGTGTCGATGCCAAGGTAAAGGAAGCTAAGAAAACGGCGAAGACCGATTACGTGGAGGCAGCACAACTGATGGCTGATGCACAGAGCGACCCCAACGCCTTTGCAACTTATCAGATGTTCAAGCAGATGGATGGTAACTTCAACAAGATAGTGAAGTTCTATCTCGGAGCCAAGACACCCGATGAAGCTGCATTGTGCAGACAGGCAGTCCTTGACTATAAATCGGCTATGGTGAAAGTGCTTGAAGCCCCCGATGCTTCTACACGCGCCGACGCAATGAATAGTCTTGGTACAGTGATGCAGGGCTTCACACAGAAGTATATCCCAATGCAGCAACCCAATAGATAACAGAGAAAAAGTGTCGGCAGGGTTTAACTTTGCCGACACATAACAAAAGTAACAGATATGGAAATCGTACTACATAGGCTTAGCAAGGTACTCGTTCCAAATGAGAACGATGAAGCCGACAGCGTTAAGCGTAGCCGGTTGCAGTGTCATGGTGACCGTGCGCGTGCGCAGGAGATACTTATCGAGGCGCAGAACTACTACAATGCAATGTACCGCTTCCGCAAGGACAGGGAGCGTAACAAGCGTTACAACTACGGCGACCAGTGGGGCGACGTGGTATGTGTGGACGGCAAGAAGATGACTGAGGAGCAGTATATCCTCTCGCAGGGCAACATACCGCTGAAGACAAACCTCATCCGTAGGCTTGTGCGCAACGTCATAGGTGTGTACCGCAGCCAAGCCACCGAACCTACCTGTACGGCGCGTGACCGCGACGAGCAGCAACAGGCAGAAACGATGAGTACCGTGCTGCAATACAACATGCAGTTGAACCGTATGACGGAACTCTATGCCCGAAGTATGGAGGAGTATCTGATAAGCGGCATGGTGGCACATCGTAAGTGGTACGGTTGGCGCAATGACAAGATGGAGTGCTGGACTGACTATGTGCAGCCCAACAATTTCTTCATCGACAACAACATGCGTGACTTCCGTGCATGGGACTGTTCTTTTGTTGGTGAGATACACGATGTCAGTTTCGGGCAGGTATGCGAGCAGTTTGCCAAGTCCCCCGACGATTATGCACGTTTGGCAGAAATCTACCGACAGGCGCGAGACAAAGGCGCGAGCATACACGCATGGGAGGAGTTTGGCTATAGCCGTGACTGGATAAACACCGACTTCCTCACACCGCGAGACGAAAGCCGATGCCGTGTCATTGAGGTGTGGCGCAAGGAGAGCAAACCGAGATACCGCTGCCATGACTACAACAATGGCGAAATCTTCAAGATTGACGTTGAGGATTACAGCACGATGGTACAAGCCGAGAACATGAAGCGCATGGAACAGGCACAGCGCAATGGTATTCCATACAATGAAATACCGTTCATCAAAGCCGAGTGGTTCATGGATAGTTACTGGTACTACTACTTCCTCAGTCCGCTTGGTGACATCTTGGCAGAGGGTGAAACGCCTTACGAACACAAGAGCCATCCTTACGTGTTCAAGGCATACCCATTCATCGACGGTGAGATACATTCATTCGTCTCTGACGTGATAGACCAGCAGCGTTACACCAACCGCCTTATCACACTTAACGACTGGGTTATCAGAGCCAGCGCAAAGGGAGTGTTGCTTATTCCTGACGAGTGCATACCTAAAGGCATGTCGCCCGAAGAATTTGCAGACACATGGGCAAGGTTCAACGGTGTTGTTGTCTATACGCCGAGCAAGACAGGCGCAGTACCGACGCAGGTATCTAACAACTCTACAAACATCGGCATACATGAAATGTTGAACTTGATGCTGAAGTTCTTTGAGGACATCAGCGGTGTCAACGGTGCATTGCAAGGTAAGCCCGGTTACGCTGGCATGAGTGCAGCACTCTACAACCAGCAGACACAGAACGCCACCACTTCATTGCTTGACTTGCTTGACAGTTTCCAAGAGTTTGTGCGTGACGCTGCATATAAGGACGTGAAGAACATTCAGCAGTATTACGACCAAAAGCGGACATTCAACATTGCTGGTCGTGCAGGTATGCAAGTGGTTTACGACCCGATGAAGATACGCGATGTAGAAATGGACATCAGCGTAGTACCGAGCCAAGCAACACCTGCATATCGAGCAATGGCAAATGATTTCCTCATGCAGTTGTTTGAGAAACAGGCTATCAGCCTTGAACAGATGCTGCAAGCAGGTAACTTCCCATTTGCCGACGCATTGCTTCAGAACATCAAGAGCCAAAAGGAGCAGTTGGAGCAGGGACAGGTGCCGGAAGGCTTGTCGCCCGAACTTATGCAGCAGATACAGCAAGGCGTGAACCCCGAAACAATGAAGTTGTTACAAAGGACTATGGGTATGGCAGCATAATAATTCTGTTTTGTGAAAGAAACTATCGACATTACTATCAGTAAGATACTACAGGAGAACGAGCGCAGACGCGCAATAGTATTTGCGCCGTTCAATCCTATAACTGGTGAGGGCAGCATCGGACAGCGTGTTGCCTTTACCGTTTCTGATTATCCTATCCCCACGCAGTACCTGCCAGTGGAAATGATGGATGAGCCATTTGTCAAGTCCTTGTCAAAGGCTGGTAGTGTTGATGCTTTCATTCGCGATGCTCTGATGTTGCCTGTCACCGATGAGGCACGCGACAAGGTTGTAGAGGAGTTCATAAGGATAAGGCAAAAGCATGACTACCCATTTTGGGCAGCAATGTTTGTCTACATCAAGCGCAAGGGTGGAGGAACAGACGTTCTTTTCAGATTGAACAGACCGCAGCGCAAGTTGATAAAGCGGCTGGAGAAAATGCGCAAGGCAGGAAAGCCCATCCGACTGATACTGCTGAAAGCAAGACAGTGGGGAGGCTCAACCGCTATTCAGATATACATGGCATGGCTCCAACTTGTTCATGAAGTTGGTCTCAACTCTCTCATCATTGCCCATCAAGGTACTGGTTCCGACGAAATCAAGGACATGTTCGACCGTATGATTAAGTCGTACCCGGTTGAAATGCTACATGAACTTGGTGATGCTTATGCACCAAACGAGCCGAAGATGGTTGGTGTCGGCAAGTCGGGCAATATATTCAGAGTACCACAACGAAACTGCAAAATCAAAATCGGTACTGCCGAACGCCCGAACTCCTGCCGTGGTGGTGACTATAACCTTGTTCATCTTTCGGAGGTTGCTTTGTGGAAAGAGACAGACGGAAAGAAGCCGGAGGACATTGTGCGAAGTGCTTGTTCGGGTATTCTGCTACGTCCATACACTATGATTGTGTACGAGTCAACACCAAACGGCGTTGGCAACTTCTTCCACAAAGAATACTTGGCAGCGAAGAAAGGACTATCGCAATTTGAGGCGATGTTTGTTGCATGGTTTGAGATTGAAAAGTATGAACTGCCATTTGAGAATGAAGCAGAAAAGTACGAGTTTGCCAAGAAACTGTTTGCCAACAGACGGAATGAAGAAATCAAGTCAGACCGTGAAGAACCAGGTACATACCTATGGAGGTTGTGGGAGAAAGGTGCAACGCTTGAAGCCATCCACTGGTATGTGTCCGAGCGTAGCAAGTACACCAATCATGGCGACATGGCATCGGAGTACCCATCTGACGACATCGAGGCATTTACCTATTCGGGACGCAAGGTTTTCAGCAGTGAGGACGTGGAGCAGTTCAGACCTGCTTGTCGCGCACCTCGCTGGATAGGTGAGATATACGGAAGTGCCGATGAGGGAGAGAAAGCCATTGAGGGACTTCGTTTCAAGAAAGAGGCAGACGGACGGCTGTTCATGTGGCATGATGTTGAGAGAAGCGACATCGAAGAAGTAACAGACAGATATTTAGTAGTAGTTGATGTATGCAAAGGACACACCAAGAATGCCGACTTTGCAGACATACTTGTTATAGACCGCCTGTTTATGATGGACGGCGAGCCTCCTGTTGTCGCAGCAGAATGGCACGGACACATCGACATGGATAAACTGGCATGGAAAGCCACGCAGGTAGCCGCCTATTATAACAATGCCCTGCTGGTGATAGAAAGCAACACCCTTGAAACCAACAACACCAAGGGCGAGGCAGAGTATATCTTGACGCTCATACATGAGGTTTACGGCAGACAACTATATGCACGCAAGCAGAGCGCAGAAGACATTAGGCAAGGACTGCCCAAGAAGTACGGCTACCACACCAACCCATTGACGAAGAAAGTAGTGATTTATAATTTGAAAGTTGTGATAAGGGAACGCCTGTATATTGAGAGAGAAGAAGCGTGCCTTGACGAATATCTTACATACGTTGAGACTGAAAACAATGTGTTTGAGGCTATGGAGGGTTATCACGACGACCGCCTAATGACACGCGCAATAGGTATGCAAGTATGTTATCATGAAATGGAGTTACCTCGTATAGTAAAGAAAATCAACAATATCAATGCTGGTCTTGTTCAAGTTCCTGTGTCGGCTGCGACAATAGGTTAGCACTGCTATAACGTCGGTTTTGTTTTTCATAGAAACCCTTTTTTATCTTGTATATTGTTTCCATAGCACTGCGAGGTGTCATGTAGAACTTTGGTGCCGGTGAGTTGACGGCTTTCAGCACCAGTTCAAACATTGATGCTTTTGGAAATTGTTTTTGCAGAGCCAGCACGCGGTTGTATATCTCTTGGAACATTTCTCGTTTGGTCGGTCGCATAGCATCGAGTACAGGCTTTCCCTTGATAAGCGCAGCGACCACCACCATAGCCCTCTCCTCAGAAACCCAAAAGCGAGAGCAAGGCATGTTCACCACTTCTTCCGATATTTCCGTGATGTCTATGAACGTCCGTTTGTTGATTGCTTCACGGAACGCTCTCATCAGTTCGTCATTTCGTTCATCTGTGAACTCAAGGATACAACCATGATACTTCATCTTAACCCATTAGCGTACAGTTTTAGTTTATA